GTTGTGAGTTTAGGTCCGCCGTAATGGGAAGGGAACCAACGTCTTGTTGGTGTGCGGCCACAACTAGGCTAGCGATCAGTCCGAAAGGTAGCTGATCTATCGCCGGTAAAGGCTCGGAGTAGCTAATCGATGCTCGGAGCCCGAATTTTTAGAATCGAACGCCTTGGGGCGTATTACGTTCGAAAACGGAGCACGTTATGGATGAACCTAAACTAACCCAACGACAAGAGCGCTTCGTCGCTCATTACGCGGCGACTTCTAATGCTACACAGTCCGCTAAAGACGCCGGATATAGTGCACACAGCGCTAGAGAAAACGGTTACGAGAACCTCACAAAGCCCTACGTAGCGCGTGCCGTAGCTTTAAAACAGGCGGATTACCTAGTCGAAGCCGGTGTTACGGCGCACGCTATCGTCACCGGTTTGTTGCTTGAGGCTAATGACCGCGCATCAGACCGCACCGCTAACGCTCGTGTTCAGGCTTGGAAAGTCCTAGCACAAATGGCGGGGTTGGTCGAGACCAAGGTATCGGTACGCGGTCAAGTTGACCATCGCCTTGAACGCGAACCGCTGGGCCCTCTAAGCCTTGACCAACTCGACCAAATCATTGACGCTGGACACACGGCAAAGCGCATTCTGGACGCGCTAGACGCTGGAGAGGTCCTAGAGTTACCGCCAGCGTAATCGAGCCGCGCTATAAGGTACTCCCTATATGCGCGAAACTAAAAACGGAATTCCACACGCCGAAAAAAGCGAACCAGCTTCGCAGGGGCCCCCCTACCTATAAGACTGTGCCCCCGTCCCCTAACTTGAGGTATACTGATGTGCGGTTGCTAGTTGGTGTTGTGTGTGCATGAGTATGTTGTGGGGTTAGGTAGGTATGACGACTACGACTGAGCTTGAGACTCTTTATCATGCGGGTGAGGCGGCTGAGTTACAGGCTGCTTCAAAGTCGTTCCTTCGTTTTCTGGATTACGTTTACATATTGGAGCCTCCTCCGGGCAGGGGCAAGATCAAGTTTGAGAAGTGGCCTCACTTGGTTAGGCTTGTAGAGGGGCTTGAGACTAATCGGCTCAACGTTATTCTCAAGGCTCGTCAGGAGGGGTTCTCGTGGGTAATGGCGGCTTACTCTGTTTGGATATTTCGTTTCCAGGAGGGGTCGGTAGTACTAAAGTTCTCCCGGGGCGAGGTTGAGTCTCACGCGCTTTTGTCCAAGGCCCGTTTTATTTATACCAGCCTTCCTTTGGCGTGGCAGATGCCGCTTGGTTCGGACTCCAGGTCTGAGCTTTCTCTCCCGGACAACTCTTCCAAGATCATGGCTTTGCCTTCTACTGAGGATGCGGGTCGATCTGAGACTGCGACTTTAGTTATTCAGGACGAGGCGGACTTCCACACTTATCTAGAGACTAATTATCTGGCTGTTAAGCCTACTATTGACGCAGGCGGGCAGATGATAATGGGCTCGACCTCTAATAAGAAGAAGTCCGTATCTTTGTTCAAGGAGCTTTATCGGGGGGCTCCCGATAACGGTTGGAACGCTGTGTTTTGGGGGTGGAGGTTACGTCCCGGTCGTGACGAGACATGGTACAAGCGAACTCAGGACGAGATCCCCACGGTGGTGCTGGAGGGTCTTACTCCTGAGACATATATGCAGCAGGAGTACCCTGACAACGCCGAAGAGGCGCTGGCGCCTGCTCGGGCTGCACAGGCGATGGACTTCGAGAGTCTTATATGGATGCAGGAGGACGCCAAGCGTCCTGTGGAGGTTGTTGAGGGGGTAATAAACATATACGAGAAGTGGCGTGGGGCCGGCAAGTACTGTGCGGCGACCGATGTGTCTAAGGGTACGGGGTACGATTTCGGGGTAAGCGTGGTCCTTGATGCGGTTACCGGCAGGGTTGTTGCCGACATAATGAGTAACGTGCTCAGTACGGAGGAGTTCGTTTACTACACGGACGTTATGTTGGAGAGGTATAAAAAGCCGATCTGGGGCATAGAGGACAACGGCCTTGGAGAAGCGGCCATACAGGCGGCGAGGAGGAAGGGGTACCCTCGGCTATACTACCGTACCTCAGGGCGCAACGTGAGGCAGATAGGGTGGCATACGGACTCTCGAAGTAGGTTCCTGCTGTATGACGAGCTGTACGAGTCCATCAAGGCCCGACAGGTCACTGTGTATAATAAGGACGGGCTGGGCCAGTTCTTCACGCTTCGGAGGGACGGCCAGGGCCATATATCTGCGCTTAAAGGGGCTCACGACGATTACCCCATGGCGGTTGGGATCGCCCTCCAAATCAGGGGGCAGGCCACGTCTATCGGCGGCCCTATAGTAAGGAGGGGAAGGAGATACTGATATGCCGGACCTGAACTCTCGTCCTGACGGGCCCTTCATAGATCGGATGTACAAGCACCTGTACGATCTGTGGGGAGGGGCCCGAACGAACTGGCAGGATTCCGATAGGTACTTCCACCGGACCTACGATGTCTGGCCTGATCCCGTTCATGCGGCAGAGCGCGGTAAATACCGGCCCTCCACCCCCACGTCTACCATAAACGGGGCCTCAGACCAGTTCCTGGCCTACAAGCTCCGTATTCATAGGGAGCCCCTCACCGAGTCCGACCAGTCTTTTCAAGAGGCCTCCGAGCTAGAGACGGCGCTCTTGGCGGTAATGGAAGACGCCTTCCTCAAGGAGAGCCAATTCCCTTTTAAGCAGGCCGGTAAGCACCTCGCCCTTTACGGATACACGAACATACATGGACCCGTCCTGGATTCCGCCGAACTTATGGAAAAGCCCCGGCGCCGCCAGTACGATTCCGACAAAGACTATAGCGCAGCCCTGAAGACCTTCCAAAACGAACGCCGGCACTGGAACCCTATACGGATACGGGCCGAGCATCCTGCGAGGGTCCTTATGCCGCCCCTTCAGAAGACGCCCGGAGTTGCCATCCATGTTGTCCAGTTCGAAGCACAGGAGCTCCATGATCTAACCGTTAAAAAGAAGAAGACCAGACGCGGGGCGTCCGTGTTCCCGGTAGGAGATAACCCGTTAGAGATAGTGACCGTTCAGGAGTTCTGGACCGATAAGTACCACGCCCTGAAGGTCAAAGATAAGGAGATGCTCTACTCCGAGAAGAACACCTGGAACTACGTGCCGTTCGGACACGGCTTTGCAGGGCTGGGAGTCGAGCTGTCCAACATGGAGGAGTGGGACCCCAGGTACTTGGCCGAGGGCATGCTTGATTCCATCAAGGACAGCATACGAAATCAGGCCCAGTTCGCCAATGCAAAGACCGAACTAGTAATAAACAAGGCTTATGCCATCTGGGGCACCAATAGGGACGCTGCGGAGTTCAGGGAGATGCTTTCTCAGGGTGGAATAGCCACCGGGGAGCAATCCGACTACTGGGTGCTCAACTACCCCAACGCCGACCGGTCTCTTTTCGAGGCCGGCAAAGAGGCAGACGACGATATCCAGCTCGGATCGTACCAACGCACTGCCCTGGGGGCCCGTCCTTCCGGCGTAAGCACTGTCGGACAGCACGCTCAGATGTCCTCGGCCACCCAGCGTAAGTTCACCACGATGGTGGTCCAGCTTGAACACCTTGCCACGGTAGTTGCCCAAAGAGTTCTACGGCTCTGCGACCTTGAGGGGCCCTTCAAGGTCAACGGCAAAGTATTACATCCGAGTATGATCCACAACGACTATAACGTCCGGGCCACATTCGAAGTACGAGACCCCGTGATGGAGATGCAGATGCGTCAGGTAGGCCTTCAGGAGTTTGGCATGGGCCTTCTGGACGATGTGACTTACTGGGAGGAGTATGCCCGTGAGGAGGATATAACCAAGCGTATGGACCGTATGCTGCAGATGTTCATACGCAGGCTTCCGTCAGTCCATGAGGCCATGGCAGAGGAGACTGCAGAAGGGATGGGGGTAGGGGACATAGTAAAGGCTGCTAACGAGCTGCGAAAAACTATCGCCCAGAACGGTAGCGTCAACGGAGCGTCTAACATGCCGATATCCGAAGATGTCATGCAGTCCCCCCTTGGCGAGCCCTTTGTCAACGGGACCAACCTAGCCTCGGAGCCCAGGCTCCGACAGCCCATCTCGGAAGATACCCCTAAACCTAAAAGAATAGACTTAGGTAGGTAAATCATGGCAGAGAACCAGTTCACCCGCCCGGTATTAGCCGTAATAGACGAATTCAAGGGCCTCCAAAAACGTACCCGGTCGAAGAAGAAGACTCCCTCGTTCATGTCCGAGCGAAAGAAGTTCTCACGTAATCAAAGCGACCTCCGTGCACAGTACGAAGCACGAGGCATAAACGTAGAGAAATTGCGGAGGGGTAGACATGGTCAGCCCTAGAAACGAATTCCCTTCACCTCGAATTAGGCACCAAAGCCTCTACGGCTCTGGACCGATTGAGGACTTCGACCCATATGAAGATAGTGTTGACCACCCGGGCTACCGTGATTACTACTACGATAGGATTACGCGTGCCTTAAACCGGAATGCCGGCACTCCTCTCCCCGACTCTGCAACAAAGCAACGTGATCCAGACGATCCGGTGCCCATGTTTGACGAGAGTGACGCCCGTGACCTAGTCCAGGAGACCGCCGCTACCGCAATCGCCGAGATTGAGGAAGCAACCGGGATTGTTCTGTCCGACGAAGAGCTATTCGGCATTTTTAACCACGTCTTACAGAACGTCCACAGTCCAGATCTTCCTCGTACAGCACGTACCTTTCAATCCAGCTACTCAGCTACCGTCGCCGGTAGCCAGTCCGGGCATCTTCCCTATGTCGATGAGGCTATCAGTAACACCGTAGATACTGGCTACCGTCTTCCTTTTACTCCCACCCAGACATTACAGCTGAGAGCGATCTATGACCAGCTAGAGAGAGACGGCCACATCACGGAGGCTGATCGACGGGCGCTCGGCACCGACCCTACTACCGCCGCTGCAACGTCGTTTGCTACTACTATTCAGGCGTCCGTCCTAGAGAACCTGCCTGAAATCTTGTTTCAGGCAGGAGCCCCGTCCTACGGCACTGGGATAAACAAGCTTGAGAGAGCCGTGAGGCCCATTGCAATGGATAACCCAGGCCTATTCGGCCTGGGCATCACCGCAGAGCAGAGGGCGAGTGCATACAGGCTGCAGGAGCGTCAGGCATTCATAGATGATCCCGTAGCGAATCTAAAGGAAGGGCTTCCTACGGCAAACCAGTTGAAATCAGAAGCTCGGCGGCAGTTCCCTGGGTTATCTAAGGCAGAACTCGACGCCCTTGCTCTCGTTCGAGCGAACTTTGTAGATAACGCATCGGACGCCTTGCAAGAGATCATTTCCAACTTAGGGTATGCCGGCGAAGGTCCCGACAGTCCTAGATACTTTGATACGATCCAAGAGTTCATCGGCGCTCAAAACGAACTGTTGGTCGAGGTTATAGATCAACACCACTTAACGCGTGAACAAGGCCGCCTTAGCAATTACGACGATGCCGTAGATGCTGTGGATACCTGGCTGAAGGAAAGGGGGATAGATTCGGACTCGGTTACGCAAGACTACAAAGACGAACTATTAGGTCGCCTCTTTGATGAGCAAGAATCTGCTTTGTCCGATAATCGTATGCCCCGGTCCCCCGATGAGCTGTTCACGGAAATTGCAAGAGTTGATCACCCGCATTTAGGCACACAGGAATTTAATATCACACCGGACATTATTGAGGCGGCCCAGGAGATGCAGGCCCGTCCTTCCATACAGAATCTTTCCGATGCTGTCAAACAAATCGAGGACTGGTTTGTGAGCCAGGATACCACCTCTGATACAATCGATCCTTCCCGTATAGATTATTTAGCCCAGCAACTGGTGGACCATTACCGAGGCTCTGCCGAAGAAGGCAGCATACCGTATACGGTTGACGAGTTCTTAGGGCCCATAGCCGACCAGATCCCTGGACTCCAGCAGCAGTACGCTAATCGCCAAGCCTTCTTCCCTGACGTTTCGATTCCTAGAGGCACGGCAGTCGCAGGGACTCCGGATATCTCAGGGATCTCTGAATATATAGAACAATCCCTCGCCCGTCTCGGCATCGGGGAGGTAGACCCCATTGAGAGATCCATCCGGGGCACCGAAGCGTTCCAGGAACACCTTCGTAACGAGGTAATCCCTCGCCTTATGCCCTTTGTCCGGCAGGAGGTAGCCCAAAGGGACAGGTTTACTCTTGGGGGCCAGGCCTTAGCCATGAACGACGCCGACCTCGATGCGTTTATCAGCCAATTCCTCAATCTGCAGACCATACCGCCCCAAATCCGTCAGGAGTTCCCTGCCGATCCAAGAGTTGCCGTAAGCAGGGAAGGGATAGGGAGCCCATCAGCCGGCATTACGGCGGAAATGCTTTCACCAGATCTGTTTGGTATGCCTCCGAGTCCTGCAGGCCTTGAGTTTGGCGAGGTGGCCCCGTCTCCGTACCGTGACGCCCCACCGGCGTTAACGCCTGAGGCGATGGCTAGAGCTGACATTCAGGCCATGCGTAGGGGTCCTCGGGAGGGAAGGCAAAGGGCAGCTGAATTACTGGAACAAGAACAAGAATACCAAAGGATTGCTGGAGAGTTTGCCAGTGAGGACCCTGAGCTTCAGGCCTATCTACTGCAGCAGCTTCCAGGCCTGAAGGACTCCCCCGAATTTGCGGAATTTACACAGGTAGAAAGGGCTAAACAGCTAGAGCACCTTAACAAGCTGATGGACGTGCTTGTTAAGGGAGGGCAGATACACGAAAGCCTAGCAAAAACAGCAACGGGCCTAGAGAAATCTCTTGGCTATGATAAGCCTCCGGAATTCTCGACTTATGCCCAGTCCCAATTACCCGTTATGGCCGAGGAGTTTATGCAGGCCCCTGTTCCGTCACCGTTTAGACAAGGTGAGTTCCAGACCAGGCAGGCCATGAGGACAGAGTTCGGAGAAATGGAGGCCGAGCAAGTATCCAGTGAAGCAGAAAGGAAACGTAGGAAGAAACTGAAGGGCGATAGGACCGTCTTCGTCTAATGCAAAGGGAAACTTGTAGGAAACTACGGATTGGACATACTGGTTTCAGATGACTACTGATACTACTGATATTCAGGAAGCCTTTAAGAGATGGGAGGGCGGGACGTGGAAGAAAAAGAAGAAAGTGAGGCCTCGGGCGCGACTGCCAACGCCCTCTCCGGTACAACCGAGAGCGGAGCCTCCGGCACAACCGCCGTCCCCAGAACCTAGGCCTGAATTTTCGTCCGTACTGGCACAGCCTGAGCCCATTGCTCCTGAGTTCACGGAACCAATAGAGCCACCGGGCCTTACGGCCACGGAATACACAGAGCAGATGCTTAGGCATAAAGCGATGATGGAAGAGCGGGGACAACTTCGGTTGCTGGCGGAAGAATCGCCCGAGGACCGGCAGATTCGCGAATACGAAGAAGAGCTGGCGGCTCTACCGTCCAGGCCCGCTCCCGTGGATACCCGCGAGCCGGGGAGTACAGCCCTACAGAGTGACCCGCCCGCAATATCTCAGGAAAAATTTGAGTTTATACCTCGCCACGAGCTTACCCTCCATCCAGAGGATGATCGTATCCTCGTGGACATACATGGGCGTCCTATTCCTATACCCGGCCCTACGCCCGCGGAGTACTTAGCCGGCACCTATGGGCTTGAGATGCCTGAGTTCCCGGATGATTTGAAGCGTCAGATAGATAGGTATCAAGCTAACATTCCACAATTCGTCGATGTATTGGAATACCCTCCAGGTCTATTTGAGCAGCTAAGAGAATCTGCGTCCGCCCTGGTAACTACTATGGTGGTAGAGCTTGCCACGCCCGGAATAGGGACGGACTTTGAGAGGCGCAGAGATGCATTGAGGGCTGAGGGCGTTGGCTTCTTTGATTCAGTCTTTGAGTCATACCAACAGGCAGACATCCCTCCCTGGTTGCGATTTGCCATAGAAATGATTTTCGACCCATTAATCCTGGCTCCTGGAATTGGCATCGGCGGGACCCTTATGAGACTCGGGATGAAGGCTCCTAACGCTCTAAGGGTAGCATCGCTCATCGGCAAAGAGGTCGGTACAGGTGTTGGTAGGGGCGCTGGCAGGGGTGTTAGTAGGGCCGTTGGTAGAGTTATTCCTGAAGATGTACCGGCCCAGGCGGTTATAGATGCGACGGACGCTGCTATTCCTCCGGTTGACACTACTCTAGCTCGGGCCCAACAGGCGGCTAGACTTGCGGATGCGGAAGCAATGGCAAGAGGGCCTCGCGCTAAGGTGGCTATCCTGGAAGAAAGGCTTCGCGTCGCCCAAGAGGACATAAAAAATATAGAGAAACTGATACCAGAGGCACGCAAGCGATTAGAGATGTCTCCAGCCGGAACACCCCAAGATGAAGTTATACGTAATGAGATAGAGTGGTTCCTTGAAACGGTTGACGAGCAGCTTGCCGCCGCAAGGTTAGCTGAAAGAAACGCAAGAAGATCATTACTAGATGCTGAGACGCGGTTGACGAGAGGCAGGATAGCTAAGGAAGCATTAACAGCGAGAGATGTAGAAATCGGCAGGGGGCGGCTCCCTGCTGGGCAAGCCCGTGAGTTATTTGAGGAGGCCCCCACCACCCCCGCCGCACCTGGTGGGGTCGCCGCACTGGGTGATGTAGCACAGGCGGTTGACGACGTTGTGCCTAGACGCCCCGTCACCGAGCGGGCTGCCGCACCTGAAACTGTTCGGCCTGACCGTCCTCGTACTATATCATCCATGGTCCGGGAGGCCCGGGGCCTCCGTGCCCAAACTCCTGAGCAACGCGCTGCGATTATGGATATGGCCTACCCTATCGATGAGGGGGACCTCATATTTAAGGTAGATTCCTTCAGCGCTCCTGCCGAAAGAGCGCTTGGGTCAGATACTCCTATATCGCGTTGGGCGAGAAGTATCCCGGGCTTAAAACAAGCATACGGTGCATGGACTCCTGCCCAGATGGAGCGCCTTAACCCTGTTGCTATGATTGGTATCCGGAAGGCTATATTCGAAAGTATTGAGACCGGGAGGGCACGGTTTGCTGCCCTGATGTGGCAAAACGAAGCGGCCCAGGCCTTAGGATTCACATATAAAAGAGGCGCCTGGCGGGCTAAGAAAGTTACTGCCTCTGCAATTGGCAACCGGGCCCATCGGGATTTTGGCATCATTGATGATATTCTGGAGCATCCTGAGAACTATGTTCTAACCTCTCAGCAGCAACGAGTTATAAAAATAGGCCAGGACATGACCACGCAACTACTTCGAGACGCACAGAGAGCTGGCGTAGACGTAGTTGAACTAGGGACAGCCTACTGGCACCGCATTGTTATCAAGGGCCCTAAAGAAAAGGTCTCCGGTTCATTTATCAGCAAGAGGCTGTCAAGCAGAAAAGGGTACACGCTTAAACGCGCCTTTGATAAAGTTGATCTCGGGACAGAGATAGGATACAAATATGAGACTCATCCCCTGAGGCGACTCATAGCTCGCATGGAGGCCGGAATACATACCATTTCAAATGCCGAGGCCCGGCGCCAGATTAACCGACTCCCGGGAGTATCCAAGCCTCTTGAGCGTCTTCAGGCCCAGTTCCCGGATACTGTCGCAGGCGTCAAGGCTGCGAGGGCTGCTCGGAATGAGGCGAAGGCAGCCTACCTTCGTAACGAGAACCCAGAGACTCTTATGGCTTTACGCCAGGCTGAGGAAGAATTTGTGACGGCACAGGGGGAGTTCTTCAAAAAGAACCTCGATGCAGCCACTCCCGGTTACTATGAGAAGAGTTTACTAAGCGGTCGCGTAGTTCCTGAGGAGCTACGCGATGAGATAGAGAGATATATTGTTCTGCCTGAGTACGGCAATGGGAGTGCCGTTATGGGTCATATCCGGGCCGGCGCACAGATATCCCGGACTATGCTGACTACCTTGGACCTTGCAGCGGGATTCATTCAGGGCCAGACACTGTTCTACAGAAACAACGTAGCGTGGTGGAAGGCGCAGGCCCACGCCATTGTATCTCTTATTGACGACCCTACCGCATACGTTGCGAAGAATTTCGATTTTATCGATGAGGGCGTCCGCATGGCGGCCATCTCTGAGCCAACTGAGTTCTTGTTTGCACGTCATGGATTAGGCAGTATTCCTACCAGGATTCCTATAATAGGTCCGGGACTACGGGCCTTCAACCGCGCCTTTGAGTGGTTTATTTTAGTTGGGCAAACAGAGCTCTACAAGGCTGCCAGAGGGGGCGTAGTGGCTCGGTCCGGAAGGAAGGCCCTTAGAGGGGGTGTGCCGGTCGAGGAACAGCTCACCCAAGACCTTGTTAGTTTGGGGAGTGCCATACGCAAGTCGGTAGGTACGGAATCCTACGCCATCCTTGGAGTACGTCCAACCCAACAAACCATTGAGGCTATTGCGTTTTTTGCCGCTCGGTTCTTCCGTGCCAATATAGGCATTCTCGTTCAAAGCCTTACCGCTGGCGAGGGCGGCAGGTTCGCTCGACGCCAAATCGGCGCTCTATTAGCAGGCGGTACCAGCATTACGATTGGAGCGCATTGGGCCATAACCGGGAAGCCGCCTAATCTCACAAATCCCTTTGAGCCAAACTGGCTCCAGGTACCTATCGGCAATACATACTTTAACGCATTTGGCCCCTTTTACCCTTACCTTAGAACTGTGGCCCGCATGTCGCACCATATGGTAAACGGGAAGCCACTACAGGCTGAGAAAGAGTGGCGGCGATTTGTCATCAGTAAGGCAGGGTTACCGTGGAGGGCGGTAGATATGTTCGGTCAGTTCAGACAAAACGGTACCTATATAACCTTCGAAGGGGACGAGCTCGGAAAGAGCCCCCTTGATATCTATAGGGCCATTACCGGGGAATTTTTTACTCCAATATCCGCAGAGGATATTTACCGGGGAATTAGAGAGGGTAGGCCTGAAGAGGTTTTGAGCCTTATAGGTATCACTGGCAGAGGCAGCGCCTATGCACAGATGGATATAATGTTTAGGCGCATGGAGGACATTAACCCGGAAGGTGTATCTTGGCGTGAGGCCGATCCAAAACAGCAGGACGAGATGAAGAAACTGTTTCCTAAGATTTGGGCCAGTATGCTAAAGGCTGGCCGAGGCAAGTATGGGGAGGCACAGAGGCGATGGGCTGAAGTGAATGCTAAACGGTATTACGCAGAAGAGGAGCTGATTAATGATTTGACTAAGCCTGGAGTTGTATGGGACCCTCGTAAATTCCGAAGTGATTATGATAGCATCCAAGAAGCGGCTGCCAACTTGAAGAGAGGCATTAACTCAGGACTTAAGCTATTTCAAGAAGAACGTGAGTTGCCGGACGATCCTAACGATCGGGCCCTTGCCCAGTACTATCAGGCCTTTGAATTGGCCCGAATGGGACCCGAACTAAATTCCGAATTGGACCATGACAAGCTGAACGAGATCATGGACGAGTTAGATGATGAGTGGACTCCCAGTCAAAAAGCCTATGTAGATGAAAATACTGGACGTACTGACCACCCGCCGTTTGCCCAGGCAATGGGAGATGCACGGAAGTATCTTCGGCCATTCTTTGACATTAACGATGAAATGCTCGAAGATCCGAGATTAACACAGAAAGGCCGTGAGGTTTGGGGCAAGTACCTACAGCAAGGAGAGGCAGGCAAGGAGGCCATGAGAATCGGGGAGCACGAAGGCTTATTGGACAAGCTGTTTGATTTCCTCGCAGATAGGCAAAACGAGTTACGGATAAAGGATGAGAGGTTAAGTATATTATTATTCATGTGGTACGGGCCTCGATACGATAAGCTGGACGGTCAGCGCGATGCTAACCGACTCTATGACGCCTTGTATCCTGTCGGCCAGTCTCGGAACGTCGATATCCGGTCTCTACAAGAGACGATAGGCGTGGCTCAGTAGCTATTTGCTTGACAAGCCCAAGAAAATCACCCAAAATGGCAACTATCTGACTATGGGACTTTTTAATTTGGAGAACCTTTATGGCTATGCAGCAGGTAGAGGACCAGGTTGACGATTCTGGGGTCGATAGCCCCAGTGATGTTGACTATAAATCCCTACATGAGGAATCCCAGACCCAGATATCTGACCTTCAGGCCCAGATATCCAAACTGGAGAACGATAGCAAGTCTCGTGCCGGAAGCTCTGAGAGAAACCGGACACTAGTCTCTCGCATTGAATCTCTCCAGGACCAGATGGCAGCGCTGGTCAAGGGTCTGGGCGTCTTGGGGCAAGGACAGGCCAGTGGAGACATGGATGAGGTGCCGACGAAATTAGCTGGTATTAGCGCTGAGGTTGAACGGGCACGAACTGCAGGTGTTACAGAAGATGCCTACCAAGACCTCCTCGGCAATCTGATAGATGCAGCTAAAAGCGTCAGTATAGATCTCTATGACAAGGCCCCTGGGCCCTTCGACGAAGTCAAGAAGCGATGGGACGCGGCAAAGGTTGCGGATAACAAGCTAGGATTCGCTGCTGCTATCGCTGACGCCTATCGCGTAGTGGGGCAATTAAGGGAAAATCAGAGCCAGGAGGCTAAGTCTAGGGAGCAGGAAGTTGTCGTGAAGGCAACTCGTAAGCAGGTCGTAGAGGATCTTGAAGTTAACGACCTGGATGCCGGGGGTGGATCGGGAGGAGGCTCTGGTAGCCCCGACGAGATATGGCGTGCTTACGGAAGAGGAGAAAGGTCCTGGAGCCCTGCAGTCAAGGAAGCCGGGAAAAAGCTCGGGGCCTTGTGAGAATCCTATAAGGAGAAGAGGAAATGGCAACAGGAAACACAACTACTTCATCAATATCTGATAGCCTAGATACCATTGCGGCAGCTGCAAGATCTCGCCGAGAGTACGATGCCGTTGTTCCACAGACAGTAGATAACGTAGAGCTCGACGCTAATACGGGAACATCCTGGCGGGAGATTCTCTTTGAGCAACTTTCCGCACAGGCCATCACCGAAACCACGGTGCTGGACAACCCTCAGCAGTACGATGACTCTGCGATAAGTATCACGCCGCAGATGGTCCAGATACAGACCTTTGTCTCTGACAAGGTTGGCAGGAACGTTAGCACCGTCTCTCTTAACCAGATGGGGAGTCTTGCGGGACAGGCAATGATGCGGAAGAAGGACGAGGACGGCCTTACTGCCCTGGACGGCTCTACTACCCAACTTGGAACCCAGAATACTCCGGTCCAGACTGGGGATGTGGCAAATGCTCGGTATCGGATTACGTCTAATGCCACAGAGCCGGGCCCCATGCCCATTAATGGAGTCTTCCATGGTTTCTGTATTAAAGACTTCTACGATGAATTGGTCGCCGGTGTCGGAACCTATCCCATACCTGAGGGTTCCACGGCAATCATATTCCAGGGAGGTTTTAACCTACCGATTGCCAATGTCACTATCTTTGAGGACGGGAACATCCCTATAGACAGCAATGGCGATGCTCTTAACTTCGTGTATTCCAAGAGTGCGTGGATACTAGTCAGCGAGATGGCCCTTCGTACAGAGACTCGTAGAGAGCCTCATATTGCAGGTGGCGGAGACAGCATATTCATGACCGACTCCTACGCCTATGGAGAGCGTTCTGCAGGTAACTGGAGCTACGAGATAATCGGGGATGCCACAGCGCCAGCGTAGTAACCCTCGCATACTAATATGTAATTGGCACAACGTAACTAGTTCGGGAACGTGTGCGGACGAAAAGTCCAGCAGTAACAACTTTCCGAGATAAGGAGAAGGACAAATGCCACAGAGTTCTCGGGGACAGATCGAGCTTTTTAACGACTTTTTTGGGGTGAGCAACGTACTGACCTTGACCGCCGACACCGCCCAGTTGGGAGATTTCTACGCTGGGGGCGAGGGCTTCGAGGACAGTGACGCTGGGATTGCAGGGAAGGACGCCCTGTCTGGCGTTATCACGATTACATCTGCCAACACCGACGCAGACACGAGCTTCATCGGAACACACATCGGACTTGACGTTGCCCTGATGGGGCCGATTGTGATGGAGGCCAGGGTGCAACTCCCAGACCTCGACACCAAGGAGATATTCGTTGGGCTGACGAGTATCCTCTCGGTTGATGAGCAGCTCGAAGACATTGTGATAAACGCATCAGCCACCACCATTACTATGCCAGCAGACCTTGTTGGGTTTTACCTGAGTGACGAGCTCACAACCGTCGCCGGGGACTGGCACGGTATCTATAGCGGCGGGAGTACTACTGCCTCGACCACTACTACTGACGGTCAATTAAACAATGTCGCAGTAGCCGGCGAGTGGCAGGTTCTTCGTCTGGAGGTTGATAGTAACGGCACGGCCCGCTGGTACATAGATGGCAATCTCAAGCAGACCGTTGCTGGAGCTGCCTCGACCACTACTAACG